GAGTGGATGCGCGATATAGTCGGAAGCTCTCGTGCTGGAGAGGGAGGCTGGAACTGCCTGTTCCGCAAGTAGACCCCTCTGATTCGCCATACTCAGCACCTCCTGGAAATACTTGAAGGCCTTTGTAAACTGTGCCGTCGTCAGATGAAACATATCAGCAATCTCTTTCGGCTTTCGCGGCTCACCCACCATCTTGAGAGCAGCATAGATTGAACTGGCTACAACACAATTACGTGACATGCCTCTGCGATCACAATGCTCAACGAGTTGAATATAGAGTTCCTTGGCGGAATCAATGGCCCTCGTATTGATGCCGAAGTTGGTCGCCGTCAGGGCATACTGTTCAAAGACCTGGAGTAGTGAACGCTCTTTATAAGGTATCATGTTCCAGGTGTGATACCGACGAATACGAGCCATTGCTCGTCCTGCGGAGGCAGGGCCACCTTGTGACCTAGTTAAAATGATCGTGCCGAGAGTGGATGACGGAAAACGACTATCAACAGGGGCACCTACACGACACGGATCGACTGAGGATCTGTCCTCGGATCCAAAGAAACGATATTCTGCACTCGTATCTAGAATCCGCTCCATTACTTCACCACAACCAGAACAAACTATCAAATCTTCTTGTTCTGATTCTTCACAGGGGGTTTTGCAAACTGGACAATTCAACTCGGTGCTTGATGAGGGCTCGGGCTTAAAATACTCGAGCTCCTTTTCGGTAAATATATCTCTCTTGGACTTCGTAAGGCCAGGAAAGAGATCTTTTGTGGCGGCCATTTGTGATTGTTCTTGCGAAAATGAACTATTCAATTTTGACGCAGTCCAAATTATGCCTAAAGGCTCAATTTTGACGCAGGCTAAATGCCGCAACAGCACCCTTAGATCGTCCACGTAGTCGTTGCCAATAGAAAACTCGACATTTGTTCCGTTTTAATCCACTCACTATCATCATGAACTGTATGAATATAACGTAAGTCAGGAACCACATAATATGTAAATCCAGCAAGAACTGCATTCCGAACAATCATAAGAGAATCTGTGGCCTTGATTTTTGATTCAGGAATATTCAGAGGCCAAGCCTCCAACAAACTCTTATGTCCAATCCAGTTTCCGTCATTGAGAAGAAAGTTCCATGCAGGAGTTTGTAAAGTCTTATTCCAATTCTCCTTGTTGATACGATTTCCTGAGAAATGCCCCGTCCTTTCCTCAGATTCACCTGTCTTCAGAAACAGCCGAACAATATGGGCTGATGCATAGATTGTCTTAGTATCTGCTGATCGAAGTTCATCTGCAATCGTTTCGAAAAAGGCCTCAGGAAAGAGATTATCAGAATCTAAGACAGCCACCCAGTCTGTAGGAGCCAGCTCCAGGCACCTACGTTTGTTCCGATACATTCCAAGAATCTCAGAGTTTGTCGACAAGCGTAGCTTCGGATGTGTTCCGTAGCTTGTTGCTTGTATCTGCTTCACATCCTCTCCGGTCTCATCGGAGATTACAACATAGGTAATCAGATCATTATCCAAGAGAGTTGGTAGGGTTTTTTGAAGAAAGTTCCAACGCCGAAGAGTTGGAATGGCCACTGTTAGTTGAACCATCTAAGTAGAAGAAGACACATGTCTTTAGGAGCAGAAAACAGAACATCCATTCTACCTACAGCTTCACCATCGTCTGATTATCTAGGGCCGAGCTATGATTATGCAGATGAACTTCCTATGCCGAATGAAGTCGGTGTTCACCCTGGAGGCAATCTATCTGACGTAACAGATGCTGTAAAGGGTGTGGCTTACTATGCGGATATGATTGGATATGGCGAGGCGAGTAACTTCATGACGAGAAGCATGGGTAACAAGCCTTTTCCAATGGGAATCAATTACTTTGTAAAGACGGGATCCAAATGCAGCAATGGAGCTGACATGTGGGTCTATATAAATGGAATCCCGAAGGGGGATGCGTTAGGTAAAAGAGCTCAGACAGCTATGCAGCAGGCTGGACTTCCTTCATTGCGTGGTTTGGCCCCTGGAATTCTGGAGGATGCTGAGGCGGCCTTGAATCCGGCACCCATTGTCGATGCAGTCTTTGGCACAGGCTATGTAAAGTGTAAGTCGGTGAAGTTACCTGTTGGAGATGCTCAGGGACGTATTAAGAGTCGTGATGGAAATGAATGGATTCGTGCCTTGTATCCTGGCGATATTCAATATGATGGATCAACACCGACACAAACACGGTGGGTTCTGGATCGACAGGTCAGGCAGGAAGAGTTTGATGCCGAAGAGAAAGTCTTTTGCCCTGATGGATCTACTAAGACTTCTCATCCAGGTGCTGACTGTGCTAAACCCATGACGGCTGGATTTGTTGGCGATATGCATCCCGCTACAGCAGAAACAACGGTTCCTGTTGTATTGGTTTTGTTTACACTGACTGCGTTGTATTTGCGGTTTCGGTCCTAAGCAAAGGCTCAGGCAAAAGCGTTGTAACTTTCGTTAGCATACTTTTACCTGGCTCTTCGAGCTCAGGCAAAAGCGTTGTAAGCATACAACGACGCCGTAGCACCCACCAGCTGGACAACAACGAAACTAAAGAACTCCTGGAGGCTGAGGGAGCCCTTGATGAACATGGCCAGACTGATAGCCGGGTTCACATGGGCACCACTCATGTTTCCAATCAGAAGGATAACAAGTGCTAAGGTGCCGCCGATGACAAAAGCATTGCCGCCCGAGGCGAGAACACTCAGAACAAGTAAAAAGGTGCCCAAGAACTCAGCAAGCAAGGGAAGAAAAGAAACCATCTCTACAGTGTAGGCCTAAACTTTCCTTACCATTATAAAATATGTCGTTGCGGCGGATTCAAAAAGAACTAAATGATCTGAAGGTAGACCCGCCTACAAACTGTAGTGCAGGCCCTATCGGAGATGATATGTTTCGGTGGGAAGGTGTGATTATGGGTCCTGCTGATAGTCCGTATACTGGAGGTGTATTTAAACTAAACATCCAGTTTCCGGTTGACTATCCGTTCAAGCCCCCTCACCTGCAATTTACAACCAAGATCTACCATCCAAACATTAATGCGGCTGGCCTGATCTGTTTAGATATTCTGAAGGGTCAGTGGTCGCCTGCTCTCACAATCAGCAAGGTTCTTCTAAGCATAACAAGTTTGCTAACAGATCCTAATCCGAACGATCCACTTGTTCCTGAGATTGCAACCTTGTATAAGAGAGACAAGGCCGCGTATGAAATTGAGGCGAGGACGTGGACACAAAGATATGCGTCCTAAGTAAAGAGAAAGAGAATGAGTGCTCTCGCTACAGTTATAGTTTTTTGGATAGTATTGGTTGGTCTTCTTCTTGTTCATATGAACATGCCTCAAAAAAGTGGATTTATTGGGTATGTCACAGATGGATCTTCTGAAGTCAATGATTTGAGTGTTGGTCCTGCGAAGTCTGATCTGGATATGAAGCAACCCTATCATCTTCTCAATGGTTGGCTGGAGCCTTCCACAAAGGATTCAGTCAGTTGTTTGAGTGCGTCCTGCTGCCCTGAAACAGATTTTGAGCAGAGAACAAACCTTGTCGGTAATTATGTCCAACGCACAAATAATTACAAGAGAGCTGATCCTGAAAACTGTTCTGCACCCTTTCACGAACTCACGCTCTCATTTTATAAGCCGCAACCATTGTAGAAATGGACTCTCTCCTTGGCTTTTTTGGAAGGAAAAAATCGCCATTTACGGCGGCACCTCCCATACCAAATAACAGTTTTTCACAAGTAAATCCAGCATATGCTAATGCGGCCGCCGCACTAGCAAAAGCAGATAAACTCTCATTAGATCTTGTAAAAAACTATAAACATCGTAATACAAAGAAACTCAACGCGAACATCAGACAATTAAAAAATCTCGCCAACGCAAAATATATTGGAAGAGATTATTTTGATAGAAGTTTTAGTCGTAACAGTGCATCTATGAGCGAGTTGGATGATGAGGAATTAGGATATCTTAAATTCATGATGGACCGCGACGGCGTATTTAATTCATTCAAAGGTGGCAAGAGTGGCAAGACTCGCAGACATAAGGCTCGTAAGTCCAAGACCCGTCGTCATTCATCGTCCTGAATGAGACACACCTTCTGCTTTCTGGGAGTCTGAGGTAACTCCTCCCCTTGCTTGACTCGCTCAACGTCAGCCCAGAAAGCATTCTGCCACGACTTTGTCGATTCAAACCATGCACGATCACGATGAACAATCTTTCTATGCATTTTCTTCAGGCCCCATGGAATTGTCTCCTGAAGTTCATAGCCTTCTGGCACAGATGGAATCGTAGTGGATCCAACCTCTCCATACATATACTTATATTCAAACGGAGCATCTTCTTCAACAATTTGTTTAATAAGATAAAGCTGCCCTTTGAATGAACAGCCACTCAGATCAACGGTGGTCTTTGGTCTTCCTGATAGAATCTCAACTTCTACATATTCACATTCATCAATATCTGTTACTTCCATTTGAATCTGCATCTGTATCCAGTATTCAAACGGAATCTCTCCACCGATAACACGACTGTAAGGACACTTGATCTCAACAAGACGACCGACCTGGTGTTTATGGGGAGATGATTCGATAATTCCATCTGGACTCGCGGCCAGAAAAGGATTTGTTGGGTGCTGAAGACGACCTGATTCATAGATACGACATTTGTCTTTTGCCTCCAGAATCTGCTTGACTACAGGCTCAAACCGAATACCCCACGCCAATGCATTCATTTCATCTGTGGGTTGTGCTAGACGTCTGGGACGCTCATCACGCGAAGGACGTGCCTTGGCCATCACAAAATCTGACCATTTCTTTGCTGAAGAAAAGAGGTTTGAAAACTCGCTCGCAGTAAGCACCTTCGAGAAGTTTGCATACCATTCTTCTGTTCTCTGCTCAATCTGTGGCCTTCTTTTAATCGACTCAACTAGGGCATAACGCTCCTCCAACGTCTTCTTTTGCCATGCTGGATTCAATGCCTCCTTGAGAAACATATCATACGCATCCGTCACGAGGTTTAGAACCCGCTCAGCCTTTTTATTAAGGGTTTTTGGCGGTTCCCATTCATTTAACGAGTATAGAAAGATAGACTGATTTTCTGAAAGCCAGACATTCTGAAAGAAAGTATGGTCCCCTAGAGGAATAAAGCCGGATGTAGATTTTAGCGTGTCGATTACTGGATGGAACATGTCATGATGTGAATTCATCATCGTGGCGTGTTCAACTTTGCCTACTTGGTTAGTGTAAAAAAGACTTAGACCAGCAAAAATGGACAGTTTATTAATTAATAGTAATTAGATATGTTTGGATAGTTCGTTTATTTTCTAAATATGTAGCAATAATACGATGTGCTCCATCTAACAATGTATACTTACCATTCTTTAATACTATCCAAATGGGTTCTGTATACCCTTGTTTTCGTATAATTCTTCTATGGTATAAAACAGAGTTTAAATTGTTTTGCCCTCTGGGACTGTTTCCTTTCGGATAAGGATCACTTGAAAGACGGGATGGATTAAAATTTTCAAC